TGTCTCCAGCGATACTAACCTCGCCGTAAGCTCCGTGTATGCGAACACGCCGGCTGCGACGAGTAAAATCAAGCTAGCAACCGTCTTCATCGGCATCTGCACGGCAGCGGATTCAGATATGTTTAAAGGTTTTTTACTCATTCTATTTTATCCCAGGCTTCATTATCAATGCCTTTTGGTTTTGGTAGAGGAATTATATAATCTTTTTTATCTAATTTCAATGGTGGGTAAGATGGCGGCCTTACGAAAATAGCCAGTAAACATAACAATAGTATTAGTATTGCTGTAAATCTGTAGTCCATAATGGGTCTCCATATTATTTTTTCTTTTCCTCTATTTCATAGAAGAACTTGTCCGTGTCTTCTGTACGCCATTGACTCGTGTCTTCTACATTCCATTCATTAGTTTGCACTTTCCAATCAGGAATATTATCTTTCACAGTGAAAGAAGGTATGTCCCATATACATCTATTGTTTGGCTGTGCTGCATAATTACCATCGTCTAATGCAATTATGTGTGCGCACTTGTGTTCGTGCGGTATCTCTGAGTGATCAGTGTCAAGTATATTACTTTCAGGATGTGCAAAGTCAACAGTAAATAGATATTTACCTGTGTGCCACTTCTTATCTTTGCCTATGTATTTTCCTGCTTGTCCGTCTAGAATATCAAAAGAATGAACAGAAGGATAATAGCTAAAACAATTCCAGAGCTGTAGCTCATCAAGTCTTCTTTTTGGTACTTCTTTTTCCTCGAAACCACGTTGAATAAACGCGCTAATTGGGAGGCGGTAAAAGATTGCACCATTTTCCATGATGGCATGAAATAAGATCGAACGACCTGTAATTGCACTAAGGCCGAAGATAATACAGTCTTCAACTTCTCCATGATGTTTTTGTAAGTCATATAAATATTCCCTCCTTATTTGAGCATAAGTTACTGGTATGTTTGCATTTAAATAAGCCATAAAAATTACCCATGTATGTCACCCCAGTTGTCCCCATGTTCATAATCAACTTTATTTGGGACCTCTAGTGTAACAGCATTTTCCATCACATCAATAATTTTTTTTGCATGTGATTCATCTTTAACAGATATATCTAATTCATCATGTATTTGTATATGTGGTATGATACCCTCTTTATATAATTCTAACATAGCTTTTTTAGTCATGTCAGCAGCAGATCCTTGTATTAATTTATTTAGTGATTTGTATGTGTAAGCTCTTTTGATTCCCGGTCCATGCTCCCTGAGTGCATCTTCGTGAGTCATAGCTTTGTGCATACCAAAACTATTAGGTTCCCATAGATGAAACCTACATAGTCTGCCCAGCAGAGTACGTATCTGTCCACGATCCTGTGCTCTGTTAGATGCTTTCTCCATCAGTTGTTTTACAAACGGTACTTTAGCATGATACTGATTAAATAGATCTGCAGCTTTGTCTTTTGTTACACCAAGCTCTGCCTGTAATTTTGCTTTACCCATACCATAGAACAACCCTAGATTAATTACTTTTGCCTGTGATCTAGGTATCTCTGCCATATCTGCAACAGTCTGGTGAAAGTCTGCACTAGAGTCTGTGCTGTAAGAATCAACAACATCATATACAGACGGTAATTTATACAAAGATGCATAATGCACTACCAACCTAGGTTCTTGTTGAGAATAGTCAAAACAACCCCATGTATGGCCCTCCTCGGGTATAAATAATGACCTTATCTTAGGTCCAAGGTCTTTGTTTCTAGCCGGTATCTGTTGTAGATTCGGGTTCTGGTAGGAGAACCTACCAGTTACCGTGCCACCCCCAGCATTACGTAATTGATTAATCTCTGCGTGTATTCTGCCTTTGTGTTCGTATCTTAGAATAGAGTCTAAGAATGTTGTGTGTGCTTTGTTAATCTCTCTTGCTTGCGCAATCATCTTAACAACAGGATTTGGATGTTCTTGTAAAAAGTTTTTTGTAAACGATGGTGCACCTGTCTTATCTGTTGTTGGGTATTCTAATCTCAGCATATCAAATACATTTGCAATAGATCTAGCTGCCCAGATCTGTGTATCAATATTAGTTTCACCTTTAATTTTATGTAGTAATTCTTTTTCTTGTGCTACAAATTCTTTTTTCATCGCATGTGCTCGCTCTACATCTACACGCACACCTTTAAATCTCATGTCAACAAGACATGGAAACAGATCAGATTCTAAATCAAATATATCTTCTAAGTCTTGGTTGATAATTTCTTTTTTCATCTCTTGCCAAAGACCAAGTGTAACTTCAGCATCTCGTTCAGCATATGCACCAACATGCATTGCAGGTAGTTTGTACATTTCTGATTTAGGATCTATGCCCCATTCCTCTGCAGCTTCTGCTAGTGCAGCTTCGTTCTTACCATAACCAAGATAGTGCCATGATAAACTATTAAGATCATATCTAAATCTGTTCTCATCGGTCAACGCAGATGCAATCATTGTGCAGGCTATGTCACCGTTTATTTTAAATCCCATTGCCCGCAACCAACATACGTCGTAGATTGCATTGTGAAATACTTTTGTAGATGGAGACTCAAGTATATCTTTTAACCAAGACAATACTCTTTGTCTGTCCATGTTTCCACCACCCTCATGTGCAATAGGAAAGTAACCTTTGTAAAATTTTGTAGCAACAGCAATACCAATAACTTCACCATTACCAATAACAGAACCAGATCCTTTCTTAATTAGGTCAGGATCTTTTGTCTCCAGGTCAATTGCTATCTCATCTACGTCACGTAGGTCTGGAAACTCAGTAGGTTTTACCCATTCTGTTTGTGCTTCAAACTTAGGAATTTTCACTGTAATCCCTTTCAATAATCATTTCTAAAAAATGTATGGCTTTCAATATATCTTCCTTTCCATTCTTATCACGATGACGAATGATATATTTTATAGCACAACCCTCAGGATATAGCAATTCATTCTCTACTACAAACTTACTGGGTTGAATTTTATACTTTTGATAGTGACTCCCGCCGTGCTGCTTATCCCAAACTTTCGATGTCATAACCTTGATCCTCCTTTTTTGCTGCCATAATGTACAGATTTTGTTTTGTACGAGTTACGCCTACATACCAAACTCTGTGCTCTTCATCTTGTTTATCAGAGCTTTTTTCTAATGCGTCTCGTATTGTTTTTGTATTGTCTAATATTAATAATACATTGTCTGCTTCACCACCTTTTGCAGAATGTATCGTAGATAGTTTTACTCTTGGGTCCTTTCTTAATTCTTCTTTATTGCTTAACATTTCTCGTATGTATAAACACTCTTCATAGTCAGATGTAAACTCATCATACCATGGTATGTTTTTATCATAACCAAACTCTTCAAGATTATACATTCTTTCTTCTGTTAATTCCTCTTTGGTGTTTGTATATTCAAATATATCTTTTACTTCCGGTAAAGATAAATCACTACCTTTCTGCCAACGTATGTAGTTTAGAATCGTTCTAAACAAGGTTACTTTGTAACTCTTTCTATCTTTGTATTCAAAATAAATACCTCGTTCTTTTAGAAAAGGTTTGAGTCTATTTAATTTATCATTGTATCTTGCTAGCACTAACCAATTACCTTCTTCTAATGGCACATCTTCAAGACTATAAATGTAATTTACAGTCCCCATTTCTTTTCTAGCTTTCCAGTTTTTTTGTACACGTCTGTCGTCTGGTATTAGATTTAATATTTTATCTGCCAGGTGTTGTACGTTCTGTGGAACCCTGTAAGATTGTGGCAAAATTATGTCTTTCTTTGAGATTTCTTGCTGAAATTTTTTTACATCTGCGCCTGCCCAGCCATAAATTGCTTGATCATCATCGCCTGCTAAGATAACATATTTGCTATTTTCCTTGATAATATTGAACATTTTCCACTGTATAGGTGATAAATCCTGTGCCTCATCAATAAAAGCTACGTCAAATTTAGGACACAATTTAGACACAATAAATTTTTCAATCATGTCTGTAAAATCAACCAAACCATAGGCCTGCTTGTAATTATTTACCTCATCAGAGATAATTTGTAATAATCTTTTGTCCATGTCCTGTGAGTACATATCTGTATTGTATTCTTGCTCAATCGTAATATTTTTTATTCTAGCTGCATTAATTAGATTAAAGTATTCGCTATCAGAATTTATAAATCCGGTAGACTCTTCACCATTAGAATAAACTGTAACCTCTATACCTAATTTTTTGCCTATGTCCTCATAGTGTTCGTCCTGCATAACCTGAGCTTTCTTCATACCAAGTTGATTAAATGCAAGAGAGTGTAGAGTTCTAAAATGTTTAAGATCCTTTCGTTCAAATGCTGTGTGATAATCTAACATTCTATCTACAGCCTCGTTTGCAGCTTTAGTTGTAAATGCAAAATATCCTATCTTATTTATAGGTGTACCTAATTTTAAAAATGTTTTAACATATTTTAATAGCCTTGTGGTTTTCCCTGTTCCCGGAGGCCCGAATAATTTTCTACTAATCACATTTCCTCCTGTATATATCTTTTAAGTTCTTTGTCCTGTACATTATCTGGTATCCTGTTTTTATAGAACAACTCATAGCTATCACTGCCATACTTACCTATACCAAATAATTTTGTTGCGTCCTCACCATCCCAAGTAAGATACTCCTCCGACATCCTCCATATCCTATGTGCTCTGACATTTTTCATACCCAGGTCTTTCAACATTTCTGCTATTGTCTCTTTATCTGATTCTAATAATTCTTCTGCTGTAGGAAATCTCTCAAAGAATGATGGTAATAGTTTTTTGACCTTCTTACGTCCTGTCTGATTCAAACAAATTACACCGACCATGTGTTGCCATGCGTTTATAACTTGTTGTTGCACCATCAGATCATCTCTCATTAAATTATATCCGTCTTATGTTTTGTTTTAGTGTGGTGAATGGGTACCTCTTCAAAAGTCTTAACATTTATTTGTATTATATTTTTTGTTGATGAATGGTATTTACCAGATTCTTTTGATGGAAATCTTTTCTGTTCTAAAAACTCTATCTCACATTCTTGATACAATACTTGCATCATACGTCCTGTCTTGTCTTCGCTGTACTTCCAATTCTTTGCTTTTAGTTTGTCATAAAATTTATCAAACTTAAAAAATGCGTACTCTCCTTCTATTAATACAGAGCCGGTTTTAAATGCAGCATCACTTGTAGCTTTTGGTCCGTTTATCTTTGCATGTATTACATCATGTAATTTTTCTTTTGGTGATGTACCTACAGGTGGCTGAACAACTTTTTGTGTTTGATATAATGCATCCATAACAGTTTGCTCTTCGTCATTCTTAATTAATGGTGGTAAAAATCCTGCAGCTTTTGATATTGAATTACGTCTTTTACGTTGATCGTTTAGATGTTCTACATTCTTACAATGCACTGTAGCTGTACCAATACCATCTGGTTTTGTCACATCAAACTCGTACTCTGGTTCTGGATCTAGATCTATCTTTTTTAGATTTGTTAAGACAGGATAGGATCCTTTTGATCCTGCTAACACTCCAAACTTTTTCTTAACGCATATACCTTTCTTACAATTCTCACTTAGTGGACTCTGTGTACAGGTATATCCTTTGGAGCTTCTGTTCCATGATTTTACTTTTGCATTTAAAAATTTTTGATCCCACGCATTTGCATGTACGCCAGCAAAATATTTTACTGGTGCATTCATAACTTTTTGTTGCCAATTATCTGGATACTTCATCTTTACCATGACATGATAGTTGTACATAAACCTATCTTTACCATCAAAGTTTTCGTTTCTAGATAATTTAGATATTGCTGCTAGACATGGTGGACCCTCTGTAAACTCTTCATCAACACCCTGCATGCTTTTGTGTTCAATCTCTTCTGTAATTCCTTTCAGTCTTTCTTTGGTAACCAGGTTTGCACTGATTACTTTCATAAATTCATCTAGTGTAAATGGTGTGCCATCTACGTTTAAAGCCTTACGCTCCTCTCCAAAGTATGGTAAATTTATAAATTGTCCTGGTCTTAGTTGACCTGTCTCACTGTCTTTTGTTAGTTGTGTTTGTTTTGGAAATATTTCTGTATCTTGTTTTAGTCCAAACAAAGATAATAAATTTGTAAGAAAAGATTTTACAGTTTTAGAATCTGTAAATTCATCCATAAATAAAAATAAATGTAAACCACCGCTTTTAGATTCAACTGGCAGTAAAGGTAATTCGTATTGTTGTATAATGTCTATGTAATCTTTTTTGTTAAAGTCAGCATAATCTTTTGGATCCACATCAATAACTCCAAACTTAACTTCTGAGTCTTCTGTACATGGTTGTATACCAATAGATAGTTTACCCTGTATGTGTTGCTGATAAATGTCATCAGTAAGCTCTTCAAAGTTCCATCTGTATACGGGTTTCTTTTTACCTGTTTCAGAATCTATCTTAGAGTCCTGATGGTTGAAGTCAGCCACACCATAGGCATTTCTATATCCATTAAAAAATTCTATATATCGTTCCATAACTGTCGATGCGGGCCACTCAGTCTCCCTTATGGCCCACACTGTGCACTTATTCTCAAAGAGAATTATATAATGCTACTTTGGTCCTTTGGTTTATCTTCACCATGTTTAGCTTTAACACTTCCTTTTGAAATATTTTCACTAAATGCTTTGGCTTGATCGTAAAGACCTTTGTCAGTTACTGGGCCAACTTTACTAACTTCCCAACCAAACCAAGTGCCTTTATCATTTGACATTTGGGTAGTTTTTAGTTTGTAAACATGGCTAAAAGATGCCGGTGTAAACATTCCGTTTGCACCTTTCATTTTAATACCAGACATCATTGAGTTCCATTTTCTACTAATTTTTAATTGAGTAGATTTCATAGATATTAATGCTGTTGAGGCACCTGTTCTCTCTCCCGATACTATAACAAAGTGAGATGCAGTCTTCTCAATATAATTACCGTTTGGTAATCTATCTTTGTAGTTTGCATCTGGTTTTGTTTTGGACATGATATC